TATCGCCTCGATTCCGCTCTTAATTGGCTGACCTATACATGAAGCGCCAAAATAAAAAAGCCCTGCGTCGTTCATTACGAGGGCATGAGAATTGGAGAACTTAGGATGTTTATCCTTGAGTCCCTTTTTGTACCAACCTAGAAACTCTATCGCCTCGTCTATGTTTCCCGAAAAGCCGAGAAGAGTCCCCTTGAATCTAAATACTTTTCTCCCGCTCCATACGCGGTCTCCGTCGCTGATGCTTGAGTCAGCAACCATCACCCCAAGTTTAAAGTCAGCCAGTATAGTGGTCATGCCAAGAGAGTGCTTTTGTTCTCTACTTCAGCAACCCTAGATGTCCAACCTTTTCCAAACGTACCAAACGTGGGAAGTGCTTCTAAAAACTTCTGTCTGGCGTCAGAAAACTTGTCAATCAAATCTTTAGTAGTGTGCGTCTTACAGGCGTCTAGAGTCTTTGGGCCGATGCTTCCGTCTTGAGTCAGACCAAGAACTCCTTGTAGCATTTTAGCCGCTCTACCAACTCCTGAATTTACAGCACAGTCAAACACACATATATCCAAGCCAGAAGGCAGACTATCGCCATTGATTGCATCCCAATACTTACGCTTATACAAAGGAGCCACCTGAGCCGGAGTCAGTGCCCTCATTTCCTTTTCGGAAGATGGTCGTCCTACATAAGATTCCCATACGGCTCTCGTAACGCCAAGGTTGGTCATACCACCCGGGTCCTTCGAGTTATTTGAGTAGCCACCCTCATGCTTGAGGAGTTGGGTCAAAGCCAAGTCAAAGTTGCTTTTCATTCGATGAACCGAAATAGTAAGAAAGAACCAACATCAAAGCACCGTCCATCGTACCCAGTACGCGGATGACCAGTTCTCTCATCTCTTGCGGAACGGTGTTATTTAAAAGAAACCATTGGATCAAACCCCATACAGAAACAATAGCCAAAGCCAAGAGGGGTGTAATGATCTTGCTAACAAACGGAGCCGTGCTAGATGCAATCGTAGACTCCCGCTCTCGGGCGGAGGCACGGTCCTGAAAGGTTAACTTAGCGTATTCCAGTTCCAGCTCCTTAATCTTAGCTAAGGCTTCTGGATCGTTTTGGATGGCGGATGGAATTTGTTCTGGTGGAACGCCAAGTTTATTGGCAATAGCCGCAACGGCCATTCCGCCTAGAGGACCAGCAATCACGTTAGCTAAAACGGGAGCGGCACCCTTGAGTAAATTAAACAACTCATTCATCTCGGCTCCAAACAGGGGGGAACGAATCCCCCCATTATACCAACTAATGTGTCAGTTTACCAAGTTACGGGTTGATTTGTAATCTTACGCAGACCAAGGTTGATTGCTGTAAGAGCTAGAGCTTGCAGTTCAGCACCGATCACAAAGCCGTAGCGCATTTGAAGACCGAGCGCGGCGGCGCAGACTACGTTCACCCAAAATGTCTTAGAAAGATAGAACTTCTTTCCAGTCACTTGGCTTACTAATGCGTCCGATGCCGCTGCGGCGATGGCTGAATTTACATCGCTCATTCTATTACCTCAGCTTCGGCAGGTTGCTCTTTCAATGCTTCTTTCAGCATAGTCAAGAAGGCATCCTTACCGACGTTCAGTTGTTGCAGTTGGAATTGAGTTGAGCCGATCTTGCGGTCTAAATCCACCACATGATGAAACAATATGGTCTGTTGCTCAGTAAAGTCATTAGCATCGAAATCAACTCCATCTATCGTAACAATCTGAGGGCTATTAGGTTTGCTCATTTTGTATTTCCTTTCAATGTGCCGCCAAGGTCGGGTGGCGGCTTCCCGTTATTTAATTGCAGCCTTCAGGGGTGCAAGGTCTTGGTCTTGCATGAAGTCTTTAGCAATCATAATTTCCAAGTGGTCACGATTCCTCTTGAGCGTGTCTGCCCAATCAGCATCTTCCATGCCTTCGGGTTGACCTGCGTTGATGAGGTTTACGGAGTCCATTGCGGCCGAGAGATGGCGAGCAATTTCTTCTGCGGTGATTTGTTCAATGATTTCAGTCATGCTTGTTCTCCGCTTTGACTTTGGGCGGCTACTTGAGCCTGATAAGCAGCAATGACTTCAGGTGTCCAAGCAGCATTGCAGATTGCAACGACATTTGCAGGTTGACCCGTGAGGTCTTGTGCTGGTGTCAGGCTTGTGCGGTGGTAGGTTTGGCTCAATTGTTGACCGTCTTCCATGATGCGAGTGGCTTCACGATAGAGAACGATGCCGTTCTCGGTAACGGTGATTTGGTCTACTACGGTTTGTTTAGTTAATGCCATGATAATTTCCTTTTAAGTTAAGTTAAGTTAAGTTGTGTTAGTTATACAGGATAAGTCATAGTAACAATTACTCGACCTGATGCGGCAAGATTAGCTATTCCATCGGTAGTATATGAATTACTTGGAAAAAATAAAAACGCAGACCCTCCCCCATCTAAGCATGCAATTACATTTGATGTGCTAGTGGTTACTTGGGATACGCCACCATAATAATAACCACCATTATTTCCTTTGGAACTAAACGGTAGTCCAGTAATTTTATAAAGGATATTTGACATTGATGCTTTGCTAGAATATGCAACTTGACACCATGCATAAACAATATTGCCAACTTTTGTGTAAAAACCTTGTTGAACAGTCATTGTTGCTTGATTTGCAGAATTGTCTACAAGAACAGGTGTCCAAGTCCCCTCTTCATAGTCATCTAGCGTGTTTGCGTCAGATGATGCGTTTTGAGTTGCGGGGAAGGTGATACCTGTTCCTGATGTTGCAGGAGTAGTGTTTAAGCCAATACATTTTGCGGCATTACTCCATTGCAATATGCTAACTGGTGCGGCTCCAGCAGACGCTGTATAACCCAAGTGAAAAATGTCGCCAGTAGATGTGTTGTTTCCTGTGTTTACCCCTATGACACCGTAGTTATAACTACTGCCGCCAGTCATCAAAATATTGTTTGGAGATGTTTGAGTGCTACTTAAACGCAAAACAGGAACGCCAGTAGCCGCCACCTCCATTCTTCCAGTTGGCGAACTCGTCCCAATCCCCACGTTACCGCTGGAGTCGATACGCATGCGTTCTGTGGCATTTGTATTAAATGTAATTGGGCCAGCCGCATCAACAACAAGAGATATACCCGCAGTATTGTCGGTGTACATTGACATGATATTTGCGCCAAGCCCCCCATAGCTGGCTCTATTCGTACCGCCAAGCAGTGTATAGGCTACTGTAGACCCGCTGTTTTTGTACCTTGTGGCTGATGATGCGCTTACGCCAGTGCTTGTGTTTTCTACAAGTAACCCACCAGTACCATCGTATGACAATGATGAGGTGAGTCGGAAGTTGCTTACTGGCGAACTTGTCCCAATACCCAAATTCCCACTAGCATCCAGCAGCATTGCTGTGGTGAAGGTGATGGCGGCACCTGCTGTACCTGATGCGGCGGTGTTCCAAGCGTGCGCACCAGACCCTATTGAATAATAACCAGCGGCAATAGATGATGCGTAATATTTCCACGCCCCATCATAGTAGGCGTTTTGGCTCAATATTAGATTTGTATCTCTATACCCATAAACTGCGCTACCTGTAAATTGTATTGCCCTGCTTCCTAAAGTAGATTGCCAAGCACTAGGAGTAACCCCCAAGCCTAGATTGCCTGAGCTATCAATACGCATCTTTTCGGAAGTTGTTCCAGACGCAGATGTTTTAAATATTAAATTTGTTGAAGCACTAGATAGTGAATCAGCAGTAAGCTCCAAATTATTGTCTGCGGAAATTACTTTCCCACTAACGCCACCAAGAGCAGGGGAAGTAATACTTGTATATAAACTTGCCCCTGTAGATGCCCTCACAACACCATAAACATCTAATTTTACAGCAGGAGAACTCGTACCAATACCCAGCCCTGTGCTGGTTAGGCGCATTTGTTCGGTGCTAGCCTGACGAAACAAAATGTCGCCAGAAACACCACCTTGCTTTGCGTCCAAATACAAGTCGGTGTCAGCGCGGAAGATGTTGAAACCCGACGAATTTCTGACAACGGTGTTTGTCCCCATCGTCAACGTGCTAGAGCCATCAAATTGCAGCGCAGAACCGCTAGTAACGACTTTAGAGCCGTTCAAGTAAGTCACACCGTTAGCAGTACCGCCATTGTCGGTAATGGTGGAAGATGTAGTAAGGGTTGTGAAAGAACCAGTATTAGCAGTAGTAGCACCCACAGTACCGTTCAATGGGCCAGCAAAGCCCGAAGAGGTCAATACTGTGCCGCTCCATGTCAGAGAAGCAGAGCCTCCTAAAGCGCCAGCGTTGTTGAACTGAACTTGGGTAGTAGAACCACCGATAGAACCAGTGCCTTTAGAGGCGAGAACTTGTACGTTGCCGCTGTTATCTTTATAAAATAACTTCCCATCTAAGCCGTTTACGGCGAGTTCAATGCCGCCAGAATCATTAGCAAGATTAGCGGCGAGAGGTGTTTGGGAGGCGGTATTTGTCCCATACAATTTTATAGGTGTCGATCCAACGGCTGCCATATTAAGCTCCTTCAGTTAAAGATATTTGGCGTCGTAACGCCCATGATTTTTTACTAGCTTCCGAGAGCTTCTTGCGAGTCTCTTCGGTTACAGGTTTCTGTTTTTTACCCTTTTGAGCCAAAGATATTTTACGCTTTGACTCTTCGGTGTGCGGTCTAGAAATTCCCTTATTCGCTTCAGAAAGTTTTTTCTTGGTTTCTTCACTTCTAGGCTTTCCCAGCCAAGGCCCAACACATCCCTTTTTTGATTCAGATATGCGCCTTTTGGTTTCTTCTGAATGCTGCCTTCCAAAGAAATGATTGTTTTCACCAGTATGAGCGGCAATCATTTTTTGTTTGGTTTCCTCAGAGGCTTTTCTTCCAAGATGCACTTGCCTACTTTTTTCTATCTGTTCTGGAGTTTGTTTATAACCAAAAACACCATCCCCGCCCAAAGTTAAATTGTATCCATTGGGGCTTTGAGTTTCAAATTGTTGAATCAAAATCTTTTCAATTTCTTTCAAATTTGATACATCCCCAAGAGCAGACGCGATAGGAAAAACCTCAAACGCGTCCGCACCATATTTTTCAATTGCTCTGTGCAAATATTTTCCAGAACCATTTACTTGGTTTACATGCTCGTACCAACGGCGCTTGATGGAACGTGTGGTGATTCCCACATATCCCATGCCATTAGTTTTGTTTACGACCATGTAAGCCAGCACTTCTTGCTCCTTAGAACGTTCCACCAGTAACGGAAGTAACTCCGTATCCCGATAGTGTAGTGGGTTTGCTTGTTAAATCTGCAAATGAACCAGAAAAAAGTGTAGGCTTGTTGGACAAGTCTGCATAAGAACCAGAGGTTGCAACGGTTGCTAAGCTCGATGTATTGGCCTTCAAAGCAATCGCTGTATCAATTGCAGTTTTAGTGTAAGCGTCAGTAATACCAAACCCAGCAATTGTAGTGGGTACGCTAGACAATCCAGAGAATGGAATGTTGATGTTGGCTGTTCCGTCGAACGACACACCTGCAATCAAGCGAGCGTTCTGAAGCGCAGTAGCTGTTCCGGCGTTACCAGAAACAGTTGTAGGAGATGCGTGTACGTGGTCTGAACGAGCCGCTGTAGTAGCAGTTCCGGCAGCAGCCACACCCAGTGCAGCACCCGCGACGGAACCCAGTGACAACAGGCTAGGCTTGTTGGTCAAGTCTGCATAATCACCCGAAGTAGCTACGGTTGCCAAAGAAGGCTTGCCAGTCAGATCAGCATAAGCGCCAGAAGTAGCCACGGTGGCGAGGCTAGGCTTACCTGTAAGGTCAGAATACGCGCCAGTAGATGCTACGGTAGCGTAGGTGGGCTTGTTGGTCAGATCGGCGTAAGAGCCGCTTGTAGCCACAGTAGAGAGGCTGGAGGTGTTAGCCTTACCAGAGATCGCTGTGGTTACATAGGACTCAGTAGCCAGAGCCAC